GCTCCTCGCATATCGCGAGCCCATGAGCCACGCCCAGGCGAACCTCCAGCCCACCAACCTAAGCCCCCCGACCCCCAGGTGACTTTCTCGATAAACGCCTTTGTGTTCGCCGCCGACTCCTTTAGGGAGTTGGCGTGATCCATAAGTATGTTTATACTGTCCAATGGTAGAAGCAATTCTACCTGAGACGAGTGCCAACTGATTGAAACAAGTTGGCGCCAACGTCTCAGAAGAGAAAGTCGTCTTCTTTGCGCAGTTTCAAGCTGCTCATAAAAGATGAGCAGCAACTGCACGCAGAAGTCAGGAGTCAGAGAGCCGAAGGTCTGAACTGGTTTTAGGACGTGAGTCCTTAACCATTCACTAATGACCTGGGTGTTTAAGACCGAAGCTCTACCAAGAGCTAAGGGATTAAGCGCTACAAGGCTTAATGCACTGATAACTCCGTGCGGTGACGGAGCTTGAAGCTCCGACTGCAACGCAGTCCATACAGAGGGCCCCACCATGTTTCTCAACATAGTGTGGGTTCTCTCCTTTGACCCTATAGAGTACCATAGGTCTGTCACTCGAGAGGCAAGGGACACTCTCGCCGGCCAAGTTGCCGCCAGAAGCTCCTCTTTCAAAGAAAGAGGGCTGACATTATCGGTTTTCCAATAGGTCTTATTTGCGAAGTTTACTAAACCTTTTGAGGTGAAGGACTTCGCAAGGCCCACGGTAATCCCGAATGTTTCGCAAAGCTTAAGGTAGGCTTGGGCGACATCCTCTGAGGCGATGACTAGGTCATCGCCAAGGACGAGATAGTCAAGAAAGAACCCTGAGCCCCCCACTTCCAAGTGGGCGAGTTGTACAAGGAAATGGTGCACCCATGCTAGAGACGCCCATGAGGAGTAAGCTCCCATAGGTTGCCCTCTCGTATACCTAACCCTCGTAGGGTAACCGGCCTCGACTGCGTCCCCGGGACATTGATACCATCTGTCTGTTAATAACAGACTCCAGAGTCGCGTAACTTCTCTTCCGAGAAGTGGCGTAAACATCTCTTCATATAAGGCCATCGGGATTCGATCTGTTGCGTTCTTAAGATCGTAACAGTAGTAACCCCGATCGGGCCCGATTCGCTCTACGAATTTGCGAAGGGTTCCTTCCTGATCCCAAGTGGCATCAGTAGGGAGATCCCTAAGCATTTCCAAGAGCCAATCATGCAGAGGTTTAAGTATCCATTGGGTCCAAATGTCGACCATGGCGACGGGACGAATCTTGCCGGCAGCTTCTCTCAGCAGAGCTAGAGAGCCAAGGGCATAGTCTTCTTTGGAGAGTCCGGTAGTACCGGAGGCCCAAATGGTGTACGCATTAGACATAGCACTTTGGAATTTCTCTCTAAAAGTTTCGAGGCCCCAAAGGGCCGCTAACTCATCGAGATAGTTCCGCGGTGCGAAAGTCCATGCGAGAGCATCCGCTCCTTGACGCCACCAGGCGAAAGGACCGTTTGGGCCAGACTTCATTGAAATCCGACCGTACGCAGTCCGTGGCCGATAGACTGGAACATACCCAAGTTGGTCTATGAACCGAGACCAAAGCTCGATCACATTGTCCGATAACTGACCAATATCTCCCATGAATCGGGGAGCGGTGACAGAGTCAAGCGCACCCACTAAAGTATGGGGGCCAGCAATGGCTTTATACATATTTAGCAGGGACGCCCACCATCTGATAGTGGATAAAGATCCACTCCGGATGGCCTGTCTCACCTCGAGCGGGAAACAGTTAGGAAGACCATGGGTCAGGCGGATACGAGAACCTAGATCCTGTGTAGACTGAAGGGGGTCTCCACCCAGGTAGCTATAAAGGCAAAAGAGATAAATCTTAAGCCGGGCTATCGTCTGGGTAACCCCCTGATTTACTACGAGATGCTGGAGATGGTTTCCCATCGCGGAAAGGAGGCCGAGTCGAAACCCTGGACGGCCCAACTGGCAGTAATGTACTAGGGCTCTGCCCCAGACAACTGTCAGGAAGAAGATCCCTCGCGGGATCTTGCCAATATCCACCATCGACGACTTTGAGGATAACTTCAGAAGCCTCGCGATCCAAGATCGTGATGCCCTGATGTAGTTCCAGAGTCCAGATCGGACAAATGGCACGTCGGTAGAACGAGGGAGAGTACGGGGTACTCTTCCTTGAGGGGGGGTATTTTGTTTAGGAGAGGGCTCATCCCACCCGACTGGTGGAACGGTCCCCTTTCGGGCGATTACTGTTAAAGGAAAGTCGTTCGAGAGACAGACCTTCTGAAGATCCTTATAGTCTCTTTCAGAGATGTACATAAGGGCTTCTGGGTCATTGGGATCAATAACCACGAAGGGTCGTTGACGTTGTAAAGGCCAATCGACAAGGTAGCGCCAATCCTCGACTGTTCTGTCTAAGAAAGGCTGACCTCTAATCTCGGCCGAACGTGTGGCAAAGGCTTCAGAAGCCTTCCCACGAACGATAAGAGATATAGCGGAGCTGATCCCGGGCACAGCACACAGGACTGGGACTCTG